GGCCTGCCGCGTGCGACGATCCAGGCGTGGTGCAGCTATACGCGCCGCGCTGTCCGTGCCGAGTCCTGGCACCGCGTCGAGGCGAAGCCGTGACGACGAGCAAGCGCACAGGTCGACCGCGCAACCTGGAACGACGCGCAGAGCAGCAGGCTCGCGTGATCGATGCCGTGGCGCATGGTCGCTCGCTGCGCAGTGTGGGGATCGACAGCAGGCTCGTGCTCGACTGGCAGGCGCAGGATGCAGACTTCGCTCGGGACTACGCACGCGCGCGCAGAGCGCAGCTGGCGACGTGGGCGGAGGACATCGTCGAGATCGCAGACGGCGAAGGCGACCCGCAGCGTGACCGGCTGCGAGTGGACGCGCGCAAGTGGATCCTGGCGAAGATGCTGCCGCACGTCTACGGCGACCGCGTGACCGTGCAGGGCGACGCCGATGCGCCCATCGTCATCCGTGACGACGCCGACCGTGCTGCTCGGATCCAGCGCATCCTCGACTCCGCGCGCAGCCGAGTGCAGGTCGCTGTGGAGCCGCAGGAGCCCGCGCAGGCGACGATCCCCGAGCAGGTCGACCCGACGCAGGGGGGCGAGCAGTGAAGCGAGCACGCGAGCCCGTGGACGCCAAGGCAGAGGCGAGGAACGCGCGCCTTGCCGCTGCCTGCGGCTGGGTGCAAGGTGTCTACGAGGCACACTGGCACGGCGACGACCGGCCGCCGACTGTGCGAGCAGGCTGGGCTCGTGGCTGCGCGACGCTGCCTGACGCAGCGGACTACGACGACGACGCCCGCATCTACGACCTGCTCGGCTTGGCCTGCGACCGTGGCTGGACCGTCGAGGTCGACGTGGCCCGCTACGGCTGGGTCGAGGTGGCAGTCGAGTGCGAAGGCCGGTGGGCCGTGGCCTACGGGGCGAGCAGCATCGGGCGAGCACTGGCGCATGCTGTCGACGACGCGCTCGGGCTGGCCGAGCAGGCGACCGACGGCGAGGACGACGAGGACGACGACGAGGACGACGATGGCTGACAACGTGGAACTGAACCCAGGCGCAGGTGGCAGCGTCATCGCGGCCGACGACATCGGCGGCGTGAGCTACCAGCGCGTCAAGGTCGTGCATGGGGCGGACGGCGTGAACGACGGCGACGTCAGCGGCACGAACCCGCTGCCCGTGCTCGCCATGGATCGCGACCGCACCGTGCTTGCCTACTGGGCGGTGGCAGCGGCGGCAGGCGCGACCGGCGTGGAGACCGCCATCACGCTGTCCCGCTCGAACGCTCCGGGCGCGACGGTGACGACGGGCACGTCCTTCGCCCCGGCCACGGGCAAGCGGTTCAGGCTGACGAGCATCACGGTGGCGACGCGCGGCAACAACACGGCCACGGCGCAGGCGACGACGTTCTCGCTGCGCGTGAACACGGGCGGCGCGGCGACGACGAGCAGCGCGGTGATGCTGGCAGCACGCTCGGCGACACCGGCCACGGCCAACGCATGGGACCGCGTCATCCTGACGTGGAGCGGCGACGGGCCGGAGATCGTCGGCGACGGCACGCTCCAGTTCGGCGTGACCGCAGCGGCAACGTTCACGACCAACGCCCCGACGTGGGACGTCACCATCACCGGCTACGAATACTGATGCGCACCACGATCCTCTGCCTGCTTCTCGCTTCCTGTGCAACCCAACCTGCACCCAAGCACTGCCCGATCCTGCACAAGCCCGCCGATGCCACGGTCCCGACTCGCACGCTGGACGGCGAGGTCGTTGGCTTCTGCTGCACTGGCTGCCTTGGCAAGTGGGATCGGATGACGCCAGCGCAGAGGCGCGCGCTGTAGCATGCTCCTGACCACGCTCGCAGGCTGGCCCGCCAAGCCCGCTCCAGGCTCGCTGGATCTCGCGGTCCTCAAGGGCTACCTATCGTCGACCACGCGCGAGAAGCTCGAAGCAGTGGACGGCTGGCCCTCCCTGGACACGGCGTGGCAGGAAGCGGTGGTCGCGGCAGCGAACTATGTCTGGCTGCTGATCGACGAGATCGAGAGTGCGACACCGGCAACGCCCGAGCCAGCACCGAAGCGAACGCAACCGCTGAAGGACGTGAGGCGAGGCGAGGCACCGAAGAGCACGCGCGACACGAGGCGGCAGGCGAAGGGCTACCGATGAGGATCGAGCCCGAGGTGCTGGCTGCGATGACGCCGGAGGAGCGCGCCGAGTTGGACCGGCTGCTCGCTGAGACGCCGCCATGGTCCCCGCTGCCTGGACCGCAGACGCAGGCACTGGAGTCGACCGCGACGGTCGTGGGCTACGGTGGCGCAGCAGGTGGTGGCAAGACCGACCTCGCCGTTGGGCTGGCCGTGACGAGGCACCGACGGGTGGGCATCTTCCGCCAGAACGGCACCGAGTTGACCGGCATCGTCGACCGACTGGCTGACGTGATCGGCAACCGCGATGGCTGGAACGGAGCCGACCGCATCTGGCGCATGAAGCGGTGGGATCGGGTGCCGGTTCAGATCGAGTTGGGGTCGTTCCCTTCGCCCGACGAGGAGCGCAAGTATCAGGGCCGACCGCACGACCTGCTCGTGTTCGACGAGGCGTCCAACATGCGCGAGTCGGCTGTGCGCTTCCTGATGGGCTGGCTGCGAACGACTGAGCAAGGGCAGCGGTGCCGCGTCGTGATGACGTTCAACCCGCCGACGACGGTCGAAGGCAGGTGGGTGGTGCGCTACTTCGCACCGTGGCTGGACAAGAAGCACCCGCGACCGGCCAAGCCGGGGGAAGTGCGATGGTTCGCGACGCTGGACGGCGAGGACGTCGAGGTCGACAGCGGCGAGCCGTTCACGGTGGGGGCGGACCAGATCATCCCGCAGAGCCGAACGTTCATCCCCAGCAGGGTGACCGACAACCCCTACCTGCTCAACACGGGCTACATGGCGCAGCTGCAATCGCTGCCCGAGCCGCTGCGGTCGCAGATGCTGCATGGCGACTTCCATGCTGGCGTGCAGGACGACCCGTGGCAGGTGATCCCGACGGCGTGGGTCGAGGCAGCGCAGGCGCGGTGGAAGCCGATGGACAAGAAGCCGCCGATGGACAGCATGGGCGTCGACGTCGCGCGCGGTGGCAAGGACGAGACCATCATCGCGCGCAGGCACGGCATGTGGTTCGACGAGCCGCTGGCCTACCCTGGCAAGGAGACGCCGGACGGGCCAACGGTGGCTGGGCTGGTCATCGCAGCATCACGCGACCGAGCACCGATCCACATCGACGTCATCGGCGTGGGCGCGAGCCCCTACGACTTCCTGAACGAGGCGCAGCAGCAGGTGCTGGGCGTGAACGTCGCCGAGGCGGCGCGTGGTGTCGACAAGTCGGGCAGGCTTAAGTTCAAGAACCTGCGGTCGGAACTGTGGTGGCGCATGCGCGAGGCTCTCGACCCAACCGCCAACAACGCCATCGCACTGCCGCCGAGCCCTCGCTTGCTGGCTGACCTGACGAGCCCGACGTGGCGACTGTCCGGCGCGACGATCCAGGTCGACAGCCGCGAGGACATCTACGCACGACTGGGCAGGTCGCCGGACTACGCGTCGGCCTTCTGCCTTGCACTGATCGACACGCCGAAGGAGAGCGTCGTGAACAGGCTCTACGGAAGGCGAACCCGAAACGAATACGACCCCTACGACCCGAAGACGCTGCGCAGCAGCTGGAGCAACTAACATGGGAGACGGCGGCGGATCTTGGTATGACCCAAGCTCGTGGTTCAACGAAGCAACCACGCAGGCAGGAGAGCAGTTTCAGCAACGCTACGAAGCTCAAAAGGAGCAAAGCAAAGCCGAGAAAGCGCGCGCCGACATGCAGCGAGCGGCGTTGCAGCAGCAGGCTCGCTTCGAGTCCGAAGCTATGGCCCGCGCGGCATCGAAGCGACGAGCCGAGAACAAGCAGACCTTGCTGGCCGCCGAGATGCGAGAACGTCGCGAGATCGGCAAGAGTGGCGAGGGCGTTGGATCGTCGATGCTGACCGGCGGCAAGCCGCTTGGACCGAAGGTCTGACGGTATGCTAGACGGCATGCAAGACTCCTACCTTTCCGATGTGCGGTTCATCATCCAAGATGTCGAGGTGCGACAGGCGACGACGCGCGAACTGAGCGTCGATCCGAACCTGTGGTATCGGCACTTGGATGAGATCGGCAACATCGCAGGCGTTGACATCGACGAGGACATGCAGCACTTCGAGGCGATGGAGGCAGCTGGCTGCTTCATCGGCATCGGCGCATGGTGCGAAGGCAAGCTCGTTGGCTACTCGCTCAACTCCGTCATCCAACGGCATCCGATCTACAACGAGAAGTGGATGACCCACCTCGCGCTGTTCGTCGACAAGCCGTATCGACGCGGGAAGATCGGCCGCATGCTGATCGACGAGACCGAGCGTCTCGCGCGCGCGAACGCATGCAAGCGCATGACCATGCATGCGAAGCCATACACGCAGCTAGAGCAGTGGCTGCCGCGACTCGGCTACCAGCCACTCGAAACCGTGTTCATCAAGGACTTCTGACTATGGGCGACAACGTGATGTCCTACGTGCCAGTTGTCGGCGCAATCCGACAAGGACGCAAAGCAGAGAAGGCGCAGGAAGCTGCTCTGCAAGAACAGGAAGCTGCGCAGAAGCGCGCGGAAAGCATCGCTATCCGCCAGGAGCGCATCTCTAGCATGGAGAAGCAACGCGCCAACAAGAAGTCTCCAGACCCGATGAGCCTTCTCAATGCAGCGCGCCGACCTGCGAACCAGGGCGCGGCCAGCACCATGCTGACGCAGACCTACGGTTCCAACACCACACTGGGCTAACGTGGACTACACCGGCACCCCCAAGAAGCGCAGCGACCTGCTGACCCGATGGGGGCAGCTGAAGAGTGAACGTGCGTCGTGGTGGATGCACTGGAAGGAGATCAGCGACTACCTGCTCCCACGCAGCGGACGCTTCTTCGTGCAGGACCGCAATCGCGGCACGAAGAGACACAACCTGATCTACGACAACACTGGCACGCGCGCGCTTCGCGTGTGCGAGTCCGGCTTGATGGCTGGAGCGACGAGTCCTGCGCGCCCGTGGTTCCGACTCGCGACAGCAGACCCTGACCTCAACAAGTTCTATCCGGTCAAGCTCTGGCTCGATGACGTCACGCGGCGCATGCAGTCGGTGTTCGCGCGAAGCAACACCTACCGCGCGTTGCACCAGATCTACGGCGAGTTGGCTGCGTTCGGCACGTCGGTCTCGCTGGTGATGCCCGACTTCCAGAACGTCATCCACCACCACCCGCTGACGGTCGGCGAGTATTGCATCGCTGCGGACTACAAGGGCCACGTCGACTGCATCTACCGCGAGTTCGAGATGACCGTGGCACAGATGGTCAAGGAGTTCGGCATCGAGAACTGCTCGACGCAGGTGCAGGAACAGTGGCGTCGCGGCAACCTCGACATCTGGATCACCGTCATCCACGCCATCGAGCCGCGCGAGGATCGAGACCAGAGCAAGCTGGACGACATGAACATGCCGTTCCGGTCGTGCTACTTCGAGATCGGCGCAGACCACAACAAGTATCTCCGCGAGTCCGGCTTCCGCCGGTTCCCTGCGCTGGTGCCTAGGTGGTCGACTGCCGGAGGCGACATCTACGGCATGAGCCCAGGCATGGAGTGCCTTGGCGACGTGAAGCAGTTGCAGCACGAACAGCTGCGCAAGGCTCAAGCCATCGACCTTCAGACGAAGCCGCCGCTGCAAGCACCAACGAGCGCGAAGAACCGCGACCTGGAGATGCTTCCTGGCGGCGTGTCCTTCGTCGATTCGTCGGGTCCGAACAGCGGCATTCGCACAGCGTTCGAGGTCAACCTCAACCTGTCCTACCTGTTGCAGGACATCGGCGACTGCCGGCAGCGCATCAACTCCGCGTTCTACGCGGACCTGTTCTTGATGCTTGCGAACAACGCGAACAACCCGCGCATGACTGCTACCGAAGTTGCCGAGAGGCACGAGGAGAAGCTGCTCATGCTGGGTCCAGTTCTGGAACGTTTGCACAACGAGCTCCTCGATCCGCTGATCGACATCACGTTCGAGCACATGATGCAGTCGGGGCAAGTCCCGCCGCCTCCGCCGGAGTTGTCGGGTCAGGATCTGTCGGTCGAGTTCGTGAGCATGCTTGCGCAAGCGCAGCGTGCAATCGGCACCAACTCCTTCGACCGCTTCGTGGGAAGCCTTGGCGTCGTTGCGCAGATGAAGCCCGAGGTGCTCGACAAGTTCGACCCTGACGTGTGGGCCGACGCTTACGGCGACATGCTCGGCATCGACCCGAAGCTCATCCTCGCAACCGAGGACGTCGTGCAGATCCGTCAAGCTCGCGAAGCCGCGATGGCTGCGAAGGAGCAGACTGCTGCCATGGAGCAGGGGACCAAGGCAATGGGCAACCTGCGTGGCACTCCGATGAACGCCGCAGCATCTGACGTGATGGGGATGTTCAGCGGTTACAACTCACCTTCACCACAGATGCTGTAGGAGATGACATGGTCGTAGCAACTTGGGCTGAACTTGCTGGTCGCACCGATATCTACGAGACGGCTTACGAGACAGCTAACGGAGCGACGCTGGGGTTCCTTACCAACGGCGACACCACGCTGTGGCTTGAACTAAAGCGTCCGTGCGCGATTCGATGGTCTATTCTCGCAAACAACACCTGGACGGCTGGCAACATCTTGATGTTTGCAAGCAACCAGAACGTGACCACCTTTGACAACGAAGGTGTGATCGTTGCATCGCCAGCTCCTGTGGTAAACGGGCTTGCCACACCAGGAGCTTTTCAGTTCAGCCATACCGCGACGGGTGAGTTGATCGTCCCACATCGCTACTTAGCTGTGTATTGGGGTGCCGCTACTCCGATTGGGAAGGTCAGCGTCAGCATCCACCACAAGGTTTCTGGTTGATGCACGTCACCATCGATAACGTCTCCGCGCACCCAGCTACGTCCTGGGTGTTCTGCGGCATCCCGAAGCAGCGCATGCCGCAGCCCTACGGCTGGATGACGGATGGCGTCTATCGATACCCCTACGCTGTGGATTCTTCCGAGCGTGGGATCCGCGTGCTAGCGACTGTTCCTGCACGCAAGTCGATCAAGCTGGAGTTCTTGCCCGACGAGCGAAAGCGCGAGGAGTTTCAGTGGCATGCTGCGCTGACTCGCGACATCGACTCCGTCGTGCCCAAGTTCTACATGGGCGGCATCGCCGGACAGATGGCTTTGGTCAGCATGGTTGGTGGCGATGCATCTGCCACCTTCCACATGCGCCACTGGTTCGCGGACAAGCTGGTCACGGTCGACGTGTGGTGCACCGTCTACAGCGGCCTTGCATCAGTCGACTTCGTTGCGCACGCGACCTACGGGACCACGGAGAACAATGGGCAGGCGCAGTCGGTGTTGTTGCCGGCCTTGACGATGGCGTGCGGGTTGCCCGTATCGGTCGACTTTGCCGTGCGGAACGGGCATTCTGTTGGTGCAATCGGCGGGCAATCGGTTGTCAATGTTACAACCGACAACCAGCGGTGGCATCGCGCCTCGACGTTCGAGATCCGAGGGGCGATCCACGCTGCGCCTAACCTCGCGCGCGCGAGCGGCTACCAGATGTTCGGCCTGTTCTCGCACTGGGATGGTGCGTGGATGGCTCTCGGCCGAGTCCCTGCGGCTACGCAGCAGGCGCAGGCACTTCGTGTGCAGCAGCACACCTCTTACACGCAGCAGCAGTTCGTCGGCTACGCAGCCACGCGCCCGCGCTGCCAGCCGCGCGAGAGCGGCACGACCGGAGAGCAACCGGACTTCGGAGCAGCATCAGATCTCGCGGTCACGATGCAGATGCCGTGGGAGATCCACGATGCCCTGTGGCAATGCCAAGGCTACGTCCAGCGTCCGGTAAACAACCGCGAACGCGACGCTTCGCCGATGAAGGCTGTCAACCACCCGCAGGCCGAAACGCTCAACCAGCGTCCCGACCTGTCGTTTGGTTTGCAGGACCGTCTTGGTTGGCCTGGGCAGAACGCCATTGCGTGGATTCCGTCGATCAACACCGTCCTGTGGACGACGGCGGACGACCAGCACAGGTCGGACAACTTCATGCATGCGACGATTGCACTGACCGCCGACCCTGCGTTGGAGGAGTTGGTGCGTTCTCACGTCGAGCTCGACAAGACCGACGTGCACATCAAGCGCAGCCTGAACCAGTCGCCGCGAGCGGTGGGTCGTCTGGCCTTGGCGCGAGCCAACCAGATGTGGCTCGGGCTCGCTGACGACTCGGTGCTGGTCATCGGGATCGAAACCGCGCTTCGGTTCGCATCCATGGCAGCCCTTCCTCAAGGGAAGCCGGTGCGGATCTTCGGTGGCTACGAGCAGGCCAAATACGGATGGATCAGTTCGCAGGGCCAACCAGTAATCGGCTGGCAGCCGTGGCAGGAGACCATCGCAGCGATTGGCGTCATGGCTGCTTCGAGGCAGTTGTTTGCCGCCAACAGCGATGGGCTGGCAGCCAAATACCACGACATCGCGACTTCGCTGGCGCAGGTCATCGACACCAACGCATGGCAGCGGATTGCGCAGCCGGCAGGCACGTCGAGCGAGTCCTGGTTTCATGCTTACGCGATCCGGTGGAACAGCGGCGACGCGTTCTCCCTGGCCGATTGGCCGCCGCTGCAAAGCTACAACGAGGTGTGGAACGACAACGTCTACGTCTCGACGGCTTGCCTCCCGTGGACGCGAGCCGCAAGCGTGATGCTCGACATGTTCTCGCCGCTACCGAGAACGCCGGCAGAAGCCCGCTGGTGGGCGATCTGAAGGTATGCAGCACCACAACCCGCATTTCTAACATCACAACGTGACCATCGACAGACCTTCCTCAGACGACGCGGAGCGCGTAGCCGACGAGGAGCGCAAGCTCCAGCGGAAGCTCGCCCGCGAAGTTGAGGATGCAGACATCCGGTGGCTGATGAGCAGCAAGAAGGGACGCCGCATTGTGTGGCGTCTGTTGGAGCAGTCCGAGTTGTTCGCGCAGGAGTTTCGTCCAGACGGCTTGTGGCTCGCATTCGCAGCTGGCCGTCGACACTTCGGCGGGAACCTCTTGGAACAGATCCACACACTCTGCCCAGAGCTATGGCCGGTGATGGTCAAGGAGAGAAAGAATGACAGACACGACGACGCCGCAGGCGAATAACGCGCCTTCGGCACAACAAACCGCAGGGCAACCCTCGACGAGTGGACAGACCGCTCCCGAGGTTCAGCAGAAGAACAGCAACACCGAAGCTGCTCCGGCAGCGACGGATCGTCCGTCGTTCACGCTCCCAGAGGGCGTGGACTACGACGAGCATGTGCTTGGTGCATACGCCGAAGCTGTTGCGGATCTGAAACTGCCAACGGATGCAGCGCAGCAACTGCTGGAACGCATCACTCCGGTGATGAACCAGCGGGCGCAAGAGCAGCGGCAGCAGCAGATGACTCAGTGGGAGCAGGAAGTTCGAGCGGACAAGGAACTCGGAGGCGACAAGCTGGAAGAGAACCTGACCGTTGCGCGCAAGTTCCTCGATTCCATCGGGTCTCCTGAACTGGTGCAGCTGCTCGACCGGACGGGCTTCGGTAACAACGTCCACGTCATTCGGGCGTTCTACCGAGCCGGCAAGGCAATCTCAGAAGACAAGTTCGTGGGCAGCGGCAACTCGGCTGGCAAGGGCCAGCCGCAGGGATTCGCCGAACTCGCCCGCGCGCTTTACCCCAACCAAAGCTAGGTGTGACTCATGGCAACTCTTGCAGCGAACAATCTGACGCTGACTGACTGGACGAAGCGCATTGATCCAGACGGCAACGTCCCGGTCATCGGCGAGCTCCTCTCGCAGACCAACGAGATCCTGACCGACTGTGTCTGGCGTGAGGGTAACCTCCCGACGGGCGAGCGCGTCGTGGTCCGCACGGGTCTTCCCGACGTCTACTTCCGTTCCCTGAACCAGGGCATCCCGAACAGCAAGTCGCAGACTGCCCAGGTCGACGAAGGCTGTGCGATTCTCGAAGCGCGTTCTGAGGTCGACAAGGATCTCGCGATGCTCAACGGCAACACGGCCCAGTTCCGTTTGTCGGAGGACACCGCGTTCCTTGAGTCGATGAACCAGACGATGGCGCAGACGCTGTTCAACGGCGATCCGTCGACGGACCCCAAGCGGTTCCTCGGCCTGCGTTATCGCTACAACAGCCCGAGTGCTGGCAACGGCGAGAACATCTTCCGCGTGGAAGCGTCGCCGACCAACAGCAACGCGACCACGTCGGTCTACCTCGTTTGCTGGGGCGACAACACTGTCTACGGGATTTTCCCGAAGGGCAGCAAGGCCGGCCTTGTGCACGAAGATCTCGGCGAGCAGACGGTCTACAACGGCGACCTGCGCATGCAGGCCCTGAGCACGCGCTACCAGTGGAAGTGCGGTCTCGTCGTCAAGGACTGGAGGTATGTGGTCCGCATTTGCAACATCGACACGGTCGACTTGACCGGTCTTGCCGACATTGCTGGTGGCGTGACGACCTACAAGAACATCATCCACCAGATGATCCAGGCCATCTACAAGCTGCCGACGATGACGGCTGGCCGTTGCGCGTTCTACATGAACCGCACCGTGCACGCCGCGATGTCGCGCATCGCGATGGAGAAGTCGCTCGGCGTGATGAACATCGAGCAGGGCGTGACGCAGTTCGGCAAGCCGCACTCGTTCCTTTCGTTCATGGGCGTTCCGCTGCGTAAGTGCGACGCCATCCTCAACACCGAAGTCGCCATCTGATTAGGAGGCACGCACATGATCGTCGATACCCTCAACACTCTTACGTCGCCTTCCGTTGCGTCGGCGGCTACTTACTACAGCACGGATCACATTGATCTGATGCCCGTCAGCGCAACCTCTGCCAACTCGACGCGCACCACCAACGCGCAAGTCGATCTTGGCGAAGGCCAGCAGCTGTATGCCATCGTGACGGTCACGACGGCGTTTACGGGCGGAACGAACTACACGTTTCAGGTCATCAGCGGAACGACCGGTGTCAACGGCGGCACGACTGCTCCTAGCAATGCCGTTGTGCATGGGACGACCGCAGCGATTGCCCAGGCCACCCTTACCGTTGGTCGTCAGCTTGTGATCCCGATCTCTCCGTTGCAGCTGATCGATGGAGCTTTCGGCAACACGACTGGCTTCCATCGCTACTTGGCGTTTGCCGTTGTCGCTACCGGTGGAACCCCGTCTGCTGGCGTGGCGCAAGCCACCATCACGTTGCAGGCAGCTGACGGTAAGACGTTCTACAAGAGCGGCTTCACGGTGGCGTCGCTGTGACCAAGGTCAAGGCTCGCATGCTTTGCTGGGCAGCCGGTGGACTCCGGCTGCCCGGAGACGTGTTCGATATGGATGGGCAACTGCCGATTCAGGTCGAACTCGTCGCAGAGCAGAAGCCGGCGCAGCCGGTTGATGTCGAGTCCAAGAAGCAGCCGAAGCCGCGCCTTGCGGCTCCGGCTCCCCAGTAGCCGCCGCCGCGTCGCTCGCGGCGCGCGGCAGCATCACCAACAGCTGCGCGGTCACGACCTATGTCGAACATCGACATCATCCAGCCGGACCGGAACGGCAACTTCTTCACGAACTACGACAGCCTGGACATGTCGGCCAACCCGTCGCGGGTTGGTTACTTTGCGGAAGGCTGGAACAACGATCCGCAGGAAACCGATCCGACTGTTGCTTGGCCTGGGATCGAGTTTTGGACTGGGACTATTGGGTCTGGTCCGTTTGCCATCACGGCGACATGGGGGTTCCCTACACGATTCAAGGCGACGCATTGTTCGCTGATCCCAAAGGGACGGAACAAGGGAAGGCTGTTGCTGTGGAACACGTTGCCCGTCATCGCACGCACGCCAGACGTTGATGGGAAAGCATGGTGGTCGTGGCAAGCGTTGGTCATTCTCGACACTGATCCAAACGCAGCCATCCGCAGCCGAAACTACCTGTTGCCAATCGGCCCTGTGCGAATCGATGGTGCCACTGAGTGGTATCCGTCCTTGTTTTGCGCCGGCCACTGCTGGACCGACAACGGTGATCTTCTCATCGCAGGTGGCAACGAATACGAACGGGACAACTTCTTGTTCGGTGCTTACCAAGGGCTGTGGATGTGGAATCCAGACCTTGATGGTTCGATCTACTACCGGAACAACACCGGAACGAACTACACACATGCCTGGAACACGACGTCGCACAAGCACTACTTCGACGTAGGTGCCTGGGTCCGCGCGGAGGACATGCACTTCAAGCGGTGGTATCCGACTCCGAAGCTAACGCAGAAGTTCGCTACGGCCGCAAGCTCGCCATGGAATGGAGCGCGATGCGGGGTGCTGATTTTTGGCGGTCAGAACAACATGCAAAGCGACCAACCGTCGCAGAACCCTGCATGGAACAACTACGAAGCTGTAGCCGTTACCGCTTCGCCAACGATCAACACTAGCGGTCTTACGTTTGACCTTCGCGGGCCAACGATCCCCAAGGTGTTTGCAGGTCCAGGCACACCAGGAGCAGGAGTGCCTGCCTATCTAGACGACTGGCTATTCTTCTACCCACACATGCACCTGCTGTCGAACGGTGGCATGTTCATGTCGGGGATGGCGTGGAAGTCGGCAACGCTGGCCAACCACGGGACCAACCCTGGAGTGTGGACGAACACAATCGGAGCCACGTCGCAGGTCGGACTGCTCAACCTTGAGCGAGTCTACTCGATGGCGGTTCTCGGTCCGAACCATGACGGGATCGCCGACCGAGTTATTCGTGCCGGAGGTTACCACTTCCGGGGCGTTCCAGCGACACCACTGGTGTCATCGACTACTGGGACTGTCGAGGTCATCGACGCAACCACGGCAGCTGCGCAGTGGGTAGCGATGCCAGCGATGAATCTTGCGCGCACAGAAGCCAACCTTGTCATCACCCCAGACGCGGACCTTTACCTGTTTGGTGGGGCCGAGAAGGAAGCCGACAACGGTGCTGTCCCACCGACGTTTGGCGGGCAATACCACACCAAGACCGAACTGCTTCGGCATGACGGATCAGGATGGGGAAACGCGTGGGAGTTGTTGTCGTGGTCCCCGGCTGAAGCGTTTCACGACTACCACAGCACAGCCGTTTTGATGCCGAACGGGCGGATCTTCGTTGGAGGTGGTGATGCCTCAACGCAGACAGTTACGGAAAATCATCCTTCGCACGTTCACAACCCGAGCGCATCAGACCACCCTGGATACGACTACGAAATGTGGTCGCCGCGCTACCTGCGTCCGAACCCCGATCCGCACGTCGTGTTTCGGCGTCCTCAAAACGTGGTTCTGTCTGGTGGAGGAGCGACGCAGGATGCAGACGACACCTACGTCGTCTCGCGCGCAACGACCTACACGCTGACGTGTGACGCGTTGACCCAATACCGCAGCATCGCGCACTGCGTGCTGATGGCTCCGAGCTCGGTCACGCACCATGTCGACTTCTGCCAACGCTACTACAAGCCGGTGACGCAGACGTTGGTCAGCACTGTGTCGATGACGTTCGAGTTGCCGGCAAGCGATAGCGCACTACCCGACGGCTACTACATGCTGTTCGTCATCGACGATCTTGGCGTCCCCTCCGAAGCGATCTGGGTGAGGATCTAACCATGCCAGTCCTGAGCATCTGTCCGGCCAGCTTCGATATCTTCATCCACCAGGGTGACGAGAACCCGTGGACGATCACGGTTCGTGGCGACGACAAGGAGCCGCTAGATGTGACCGGCTACACGTTTTCTCTAGATGTCGATCAGCTGGAGAACCCGCCGGATCTGACCAGCCAGGAGTTCCAACTAACCGGAACGGTTACAAACGGGCCTGCCGGCATCGTGGAGTTCGAGCTCGACAGCGTTCAGTCGGCTACTGTCCTTGGTCGCTACTACTACACGTTGCACGCAATCGACACGATTGGGCGCAACCTAGTCCTGGCGAAGGGCCGGTGGCTGTTCGTCGACAGCTGCGAGACGAACAAGGTGTCGGACATCGACATCTGCAACATGGCCCTGAGCTTCATCGGCGACCAAGCCAGGATCACTAGCATCAACCCTCCCGACGCGAGCGTGCAGGCCGAACTGTGCAGCAAGTTCTACCCGATGGCGTTGCGGTCGACGCTTGAGATGCACAACTGGGCGTTCTCGACGCGTCGGGCAGAACTGACGCTGGTCGATCTCGAACACATCGAAGAGCACGCAACGCACACCCACGCGTGGGGGACGCACTGCGACTGCGCGGAGTGGGAGTATTTCTACGAGCTTCCGCGCCACTTCCTCAAGGCTGTTGCGGTATTGCCGGCGGACAGCGTAGACGACTATCTGCAATCGCAGGACTTCTCGGTGCAGCTGGACTCGCTTGGCGTGCCGCGCCTCTACACCGACTGCGAGGAAGCTGTGCTGGTCTACACGGAATACTCGGTCGAGACGCACCTGTTCCCTCCGCTGTTCCAGATGGCGGTGGCATGGCACCTAGCCAGCATGCTCGCGGGCGCGATCCTGAAGGGCGATGCCGGCGCGAACGAGAGCAAGCGGTGCATTCAGATGTCCTCGATGTATGCCGCGAAGGCGACGTCGTCGGATTCGTCGGTGCGACGTGTGCACCCTGAACATCAGGCTTCTTGGATCACGGCACGCTGAACATGCCCAACACGCGCATCTACAACCGAGCGTTCAACGGTGGTGAGATCGCTCCCGACATGTTCGGGCGCATCGACGACGCTCGCTACCAAGCCGGCGCGGCTGAACTGCGCAACATGATCGCGCTGCCGCACGGCCCTGCGGCTCGCCGTCCTGGGATGCAATACGTTGCCAACACGAAGAACAACGGCGTGGCGCGGCTGATCCCGTTCTCGGCATCGGTGGACGATAGCCTGATTCTCGAAATGGGTGCAGGCTACATTCGTCTGCACGACAACGGGGCACCTGTAGCGTCTGGGCAGCTTCCGTGGCAACTCTATCGTGCCTTCCCAACCGACTCTGGCGTGTCGGCGTCTGGCCCTACGGGATACGAAGTGTTTATCTCGTGGCCGAGCAACGTCCTGACAAACGGTGAGCCGGTCACCATTCCCTACAAGGCTTTTGGTGTAACCTGGGGCGGTGGAGGTCTGACGCAACCGACGATCACGCAGTTGCCGGATGCGCGTTACGATGCCACTGGCGGTGGCGTTGGTGGGTATACCGAGCCTCTCAAGGTCGACGTCGTCTACTACGTTCGGAACAGGTCGGCGAGCGGGTTCAACATCTCGCTAACTCCAGACGGTCCGCTTGTGCAACTAGTCAATCCAGTTGCTGGCGTCACTTGGTCGAATGCCTACATGGCGCGCGTCTACCGGCCAGGAGACATCGCGACATACTTGGGCTTTGTCTACTACTGCAAGGTCGAACACGCTGCTCTAGTTAGCCCGTTTGGCGACACTGTTCGGTGGTCTGTGATACCAGGGACTGTCTACGAGATCCCAACTCCATACGGTGTTGGGGACGTGTTCGACATCCACTACACGCAAAGCAACGACGTCCTGACGCTCGTGCACCCTTTGCACCCTGTGCAGGAGCTGCGGCGATACGCGTCTACCCGTTGGGAACTGAAAGCCGTTTCCTTTTCTGCCGTGGTAAGCGCACCTAGCGTGGTCGTGGCGACGCCTACTTATGGCGAAGCTGTAGAGATCAATGCGACGTTCACTGGAACAAAGGCAGCAACCACGACAGTTGCGCACAACTTCCTTGCTGGAGATCCCGTCTACATCTCAGGGATCTCGACTCAGCTAGCTGACGGGTTCTATACCGTCTACAAGGTCGACTCAGCACAGCCAACTTACCTGCACCTCACCGCATACGCTGGCGGCCCAGAGGTGTTTGCTACGGTTGCCGCATCTTCGCTAACCGGAAAGGTCCAATACTCAGACCAGCTTACGGATTTGGACACGGTCTACGCCGTGACGTCTACGTCCGCTGATGGGGTGGAGTCCGAGATCGGGAGCAAGATCACGGTCAAAAACATTCTTGCCATTGCTGGAGCATCAAACAAGCTCATCTGGAAAGGAGTTAGCGGTGCTCTTCGATACACGGTCTACAAGCAACAGAACGGTCTGCTTGGATATCTTGCGTTGGTGGAGGCGTCTTCTGCACAGCAGAACGTAGTAGCACAGTTCAACTCTCCAACGCCAGGGAACGGCATCACCATCATCAAGACCGATCATGGTCTAGAGACGGGCACGGCAATCACGGTGTCGCCTTTGGCTGGGCAGGACAACCCATCTGTGTTCCCGACTACCGTGAACACTAGTGCCATTTACTACGTCAAGGTTCTGGCTACGAACACGTTCACGTTTAGCGCAACACCTGGAGGGGCTGACATCCTTGACACCGTCAACCCAGCGAGCCCTTTGCCGATTACCTATTCGGTGGCGTATTCGGTGGTCGACGACAACATCGCTCCAGACTTAGGTCAGACCCCTCCTCTTCGCGATGCTACCGACCTGAATGCTGCCGATGGGTATCCAGCATCCGTTGCATACTTCGAGCAGCGTCGCTGCTTCTCTGGGAGCAACTCGGAGCCGCAGACGATCTACATGACGCGCAGCGGAACGGAGTCGGACTTGTCCTACACGTTTCCGAGCCAGGACACGGATCGAATCAAGTTCCGCGTTGCCGCACGAGAGCGAAACCGTGTGCGACATCTGTTGCCGCTTGGCAACCTTGTGATGTTGACGAACACCAGCGAATGGCGCGTCACTTCGGTAAACACGGACGTGATGACTCCGACGTCGATCAGCGTCCGGCCCCAGAGCTACATCGGGGCGAACAACGTCCAGCCGGCGATCATCAACGCGACGGTGCTGTTCTGCGCAGAGCGAGGCGGGCACGTTCGCGAGCTCGGATACGACGGCAACATACAAGGCTTTCGCACTGGCGACATGAGCCTAAGAGCTACGCACTTGTTCGATCAATACGAGTTGGTCGACCTGTCCTACAGCAAGGCTCCCTACCCAGTTGCATGGTTCGTCAGCACGTCTGGCAAGTTGCTTGGGATGACTTACGTCCCCGAGGAGCAAGTAGGGTCGTGGCATCAGCACGACACAAGCGGAACGTTTGAGTCTGTGTGCGCCATCCCAGAAGGCGAAGAAGACCGCGTCTACGTCGTAGTCAAGCGCACGGTCAACGGGAGCACGCGCAGGTTTGTCGAGCGCATGGCAAAAATGGAGTTCACGGCTCTAGAAGACTGCCAGTTCCTTGATGCGTTCTGGGCCTTCGACGGGCGCAACACCACCGCGACGACCATGACCGTCACGCCGACTGGAAGCTGGGCAAGTGGCGCGTCCAAGACGGTGACGGCTAGCACCTCGACGTTCGTTGCCGGTGATGTTGGCAGCGAGATCCGATGGACGATCAACGGCGTAAACTACGGAGTGCTCATCACAGCCTTCGCGAGCGGGACATCGGTGACTGGGACGCTCCTAGCGGCATGGCCGGCAGCGTTGCAGAACACGCCTCGTGCCGACTGGTCGTGGGCCAGGAGCTCGTTCACGGTCGCGCATCTTCCCAGCACAGCTGTCCAGGTCTTCGGTGACGGGCGAGTGCAGGCTGGAGCAACCGCTTCTGCCGGCGGCGTCGTCACCATAGCCGAGCGACTGGTGCGTGGATGCATCGGCCTTGGCTACACGAGCAAGCTGGTCACGCTGCCCGTGATGATGCAGATCGACGGCTTCGGCCAGGGACGGACGAAGAACGTCTGCAACACCTGGGTCAAGCTCTACCGAAGTGCCGGCGTGCGCATCGGCCCGAGCGATACGGAGTCGCACGTCCTCGACCAACACAACAAGACTGACCTGCGCACCGAAGAGGTGCAGATGCTTGTGTCACCAACGTGGCAACGCACTGGTCAGATCTACGTCACGCAGCAGACAGCCCTACCGCTCACGGTTCTGGGCATGACCATCGAAACCAGCATCGGAGGCTAAGATGAGCAGTGCCGACAACGCATCAATGGCAGTCCAAGGTCTTGGTGCAGTGCATCAAGCCGTAGGTGCATACTACCAAGCCAAGTCGCAACGACTGTCCTTGCGCGGGCAAGCATCGGCTTTGCAATACCAGCAGCGCATGTCGCAGCTGAATCAGCGCATCGTAGCTAGGGAAGCAATCGCTACTTTTCAAGAAGCGCAGAAGATGATCGGGCGCGCAGCCATGCAGCATGGCGCAGCGCAATCGCAAGCTCGCGCTGCGTTTGCTGCGCGTGGTGGACAAGCCGGAGTTGGCAGTTCTGCCGAAGTGCTTGCCAGCATGCGATACGCACAAGAAGCCGACGCAATGGCGATGAATGCTCAAGCCGTCCGGCAGCGTGAAGCGATGATGACTCAGCGAGTCGATATCGCAAATCAAGGCATGATGGCAGGAGTGCAAGCCAGTGCAGTGCTTTCTGGAGCGCGATCAATCCTTCCTGGAAGCGCGATGATCGGATCGTTGTTGGGATCAACCGGGAACATGCTGGCGCAGTGGGCCTATTCGCAAAGGTTTGAAAACCAACAGCAGCAAGGCATGGCCCCGCTTGGGAACACACGTCGTGGCGGGCCGATCATCTCCACCGGAGGGCAAGCCTGATGCCTCGCGTTCCTAACTTCACGTCGCAGGACATGGGCGGTGCCAACCTGTTCCAGGCACCGACGGTTTCGCAAGTTCCAAACTACGCTCCAGAACAGATCATGCAATACGGCCAGGGCCTTGAAACCCTTGGTGCCGGCATGCAGCGCATGAACCAGGAGCTTCAGCGGCAGCAGATGCAGCTGCAAGACTTCAACGACGAGGCTGCGTCGAAGTCGCTCGAAGACGAGGCGTGGCAGTTTGCTCGGCAACTAAGCCAGAACAAGGACTCTGGCTACTTGTGGACGGCAGGGTCGGCAGCCGTCGACCGCTACCAACCGACGCTCGACTCGTTCGACAAGAAGCTGCAAGAGATCGCGCAGAAGGCCAAGAACCCGATGCAGCAGAAGCTGCTCGCGCCTGCGTTGCAGAAGATGCGCGACCACTTCTCCGGCGAATGGGAAAAGCACGCCGGCAGGGAGATGCGTCAGAACGCGAAGCTGCAAGCGACGGCGCGTCTGGAACGCTATTCCGACATGGCAGCACAGAACTGGGATGGATGGGAAAACGAAGGCAACCCGACATACGGACCGAACAACTACCGGGACTTCCGTAACGCCATGCGTTCTGAAGTCCGCTCTTTGGCTAGCCTAGACGGGATCACGGAAGACTCACCTGCGTTCGCGCAAATGCTGACCGAGCGCATGCAGTCCATGCACAAAAGCACCATTGCCAATATGGTGCAAGGTGGCGACCCAGCGCAGGCGCAACGCTACGCAAGCAAGTTCCTCGATGTTGGCGAGATCGACAGCAAGGCATACCACGCAGCGCGCCCGCAGATCCGAGCAGCCGACGATAAGGCAGAAGCCACGGCCTACGGCATGTCCCTGTGGGAGAATCGGCAGGGGCGTTCTGGCAACCAGCTGATGCAGATGCTTCCTGGTTTGGTTGCCAACAACCAGCTGCGCATCGACCTCGTCGACGAAGTCCGCAAGACCATCAAGGAGCAGCAGGACACCGACGATGCGGTCAAGAAGGAGCAGCTAGCTGCCGAC